AAGTGGGTTGATCGTCCCAACCCCCACCTTCCCATCACTCTTGATCACCATGTGTGTCGACTGACCTCCCATGGTCTGGAACGCCACGTCTCCCGAAGATCCCGCTGTAAAGTCGGCCCCCGTCTGGATGTAGAGATTACTGTTGTTCGAGTAAAGTCTCGCGGCTGACGAAATCGTCGAACCTTCACTGAGACGTATATCTGGTGCCGTTTCCTTGAATACCTGTAAAGGGTACGCATCGTTGGATTCCGTACCTATACCGACCGCGATGGTCGCCTCGACTGAGCTCGCACGGAACTTGGCGTTCTCGACCTCTAAGGTTCCCGCTGGAGTCTCGATAGGCATTTAATATATCGGGAGAGAATTATTAAATGCGAGTGGCGTGGCGTGGTAAGAGTTTAGTTAGGAGCTTCGGGCCAAACGGGGTTTTCGGGGTCCGTCGTGTTCGCGGGGAGGTCACGAAGGGCTTGGCGGTAGTCCAACCACGCCTGCTTGACCTCCTCGGTGGCGTGGGGGTAATCAGGGATAGCGAGGTAATCCGTTTGTGCGATTCGTTTGTTGCGCTCGGCGCGGAGTTCCTTCCAAGATTGGGCGTCGATGAGTTCCTGCAACTTTGCCTCGAAGACCTCCTTTGGGGGCTTTTCGTAGCCCTTGGGGAATCGAATAGACTCGTAAGTTTCGAGCCAAGCTATACCACCGGGTACTTCGGGGCTTAAAATTTTTATCGTTTGATAAACAAGTTCCTGTAATGTTTCAGAATCCATATGATATTAATTCACATTTTTAATATGAATAACTAGCGATTGAACCATTACCCGTTCCAATATAGTACCCATGAAAACTGTTATAACTACCAGATATTCTCGCATCATTACTAGCCGCCTCTGCTAAAAGTATTCCAATCGTATCACCTGCTGATAAATCTAAAATAAACGTTTGAGACACCGAATTATATGTGGGCTGGCAGTATACTCGTCCGATACTGTTGGCAACACCATTCAAAGGAGATCCATTTTTTTGGACATATGTCCAAAAACCATTATATGACGTGGTTTGAATTCTCATTGAATATCCAAATCTATACAGACCATTTATAGGAGCTCTAAAGAGCCCCGTTGAAGTATCAAAACAACCACCTTTGTGTTCGAATAATGTATTGAATGGTATCAAAGCACCACCATTAGGATCATAGTAGGTGGCAGAAAAATTGGCGTTATATAAAGCCTGGAAATACACTGGACACCCACCCACGATGTCTCCTCGCACATCCAAAACCGCCCTCGGCTCCGAGGTCCCGATACCGAGACGCCCAGACTTGAGTGCCATGTCCAAGTTGCCATGCCCGAAATACTCTTTCTGGTACGCGTACAATTGCCACACTTCGTCAGCGGTGATGGCTCGGTTGAAGAGGCGGAAGTTCGCAATGGAACCCGGAAAATAGGTGGTTGATATAATTCCATCGCTAGAATTGGTTTGAACACCTATGGAGAGATACGGAGTTGAATCAAGCGTCACAGCGGTTCCAGATGTCACACTCTTTACGAATATGCCATCTACGTATAGATATATAGTTCCTGTTGTCAAAAAATATGTAGCTGTTATATGCATCCACTGCCCATTTTTTCTATAAATTCCTGGAGACGTATCCAAAGATAAATTTCCATATAAATACGCTCTTAAGGTTGTTGCACCGGAACCAACATAAGAAACACCAAATCCAGCATTAGTACTACCATTGCCGTACTGGAATAAAAGTGGAGAAGTTCCTCCGCCGGAATTCATTTTTAACCATAACGACGCCGTGTACGTAGTAGAAGGTGTGTAGCCAGTTGTCGAATTGTAAATGTAATCATTCACCCCATCAAACGTGAACGCCTTGTATTCCGTATCGAAGCCAACTCCACCACTGGGTGTCCCTGCCACCCCATTCCCAGACTTGTCCGTGACGGTCCCGGGCATGGACGTGTAATCCTGACCATCGTAGTACACCTCCAACCAATCCGTGTTGGGCACGTTCGGTACGGACCTCACGATGACGTCCGTCCCGTCGGCGTCCGGGTCGTATTCGAGGGTGCCGTATAGTTCAACATCACCGATTGAAACGGCCGGACCTCCACTACTACTATAACCAATCATTTCTGTAATTTGTAAACGATATTCGTTATATGCATTTGTTTCATTCACCTGTATTTCATTTTCAGCACGATCACTCGTATTCAAACCATAAAAACTACCTATGTTGACCCATGTAGTACCATCATTTGATGCCCAGATGAGACCATTTTCTGCGTTACGAAGCGTACTCGACTCTCTATTTGTTATAATCACGTATTCTAATTTAATTTTATTCGGAAGTTCAATACCTATCCATGAACCAGCGATACCTTGGAAAGTATCGACCGCACTGGCACCAGAAGTAGTTCCGTTTGTATTATACGTGTCTTCCCCCGATATCCAACTGTTCCCATCTTTTATATTATTAAAAGCAAGCCACGCTTCATAACTGCTATTGTATTCACTACTCGCACTCACCGTGTAGCCATCTTGCGAAGCACTTGTCAAAGCCACCCGCGGATACTTGATCAACTTCTTCGACCTCGTGTACTCAGTGACGACGTTGGAGTTCAATTTGATCGAAGCGGTATTAGAAACCTTTTGGAGGTTGATATTGCCCACGATATCGAGGGACTCTGTGGGTTCGGTGGTCCCCACCCCAACATTCCCCGTGAGAGTGTCCACAAACAAGTTCGCCGTGCCGACCTCGAGGTTTGAACTAAATGTCTTTTCACCATCGATGGTCAAGTCCCCACTCTCAAGTGCCGCGATCCTCGATACGTTCGACGAAAAGTCGTTCACGCTCGAGGAAAGGATGTTCGTGATCCCCGAACCGTCACCAGACACAGAAGTCGTCGTCAAGGCCCCGACATTCGCGGCTCCGTGGACATCTAATGGGTACCCCGGACTCGCCGTTAAGATACCGACCCTGTTTTGACCCGCATCGACCTTCAAGGTATTTGTGTCGACCGTAAGATCACCGGAAAGTGTCATGGATCCACCCCCGTAAATATCCTCGGCGACTCCGAGACCCCCGTTTGTTAACGCGAGTGCACCGGTCGACGTACTCGTAGAGTTAGTAGCATTCGTGATCACGATGGGGTTCGAAGTGGTGTTTGCACCCACACCTGTCGTCACGGCTTGGAGACCACTCGAGGAAGACGAAGAAATGCGGAAACTTTGGACCGTGAGTTTATTAGACACCACGGCGTTCCCTAGAACGGTCAAAACCGAAGTTCCTGTGTCCTCGACGTACAGATTGGAACCAACATCCAAATTGTGTGTGGGTGCACTATTGGAAATACCCACACTCCCCGAAGATGTATCCACAAAGAGGTTGGCTGTTCCGACTTCGAAGTCGTCACTAAATGTCCCCGTCGACGCCGCTATCGCATTTGACCCAGCGATTGTGCCGTAATGGGTACCAACGGTGGTTGCATACACAGTAGATGCCTCTATCGTATTTGAACCGACAATTGGTCCGTAAATACCCGTCGCCGTGAGACTCTCGACGTTTGCTGTTCCGCGGACGTCCAATGGGTGTCCCGGAGTCGTCGTACCCACACCAACATTCCCAGACGTCGTGTCCACGAAGAGGTTCGCCGTACCCACCTCCAAATTTGATTGGATACCGTTATCGAGGCTTATTTGTGCCGTCGTATTCATGATACCACCATCGATGGCAAACGATTCCGCGAAGAGTTTCCATTCCCCGATGTTCGCCGTCGTCGCACCCACAGTTTGCGTCGCCACGAGTGCGTACTGTTTGTATGCGACGGACGCATCCACGGCGATGCGTTGTGTATCCGTGAGACTCGAAGGTGTGAGTCCCGTCCAAGACTTAATATCAGTCCACGTGGTATCATCGTTCGATGCATACAGGTGTCCCGCCGTTGGGAAAGAATCCGTGCTCACGGCGGGTAACAAAGAAATGTGTCTCAATTTAGCCTTGTATGGAAGTGTGAGTTCGATCCAGTCACCAAGCTCACCACCCGAGTGGTGTTCCGCGACACCGTCATACACGTTATCCGTACCGGTGTAGTCCGCCGCGGATGCCCACGTACCAGTGGATTTATCGAAAACGTTTTGACCCGTTCCAGTGGATTGGTCGACACCGTAAGTACCGTGTTCCGCGATGACTGTGGAAGCACCCGTCAGTGCACTCGGGGGTTGTTCGGACACGATGGCAAACTTATTGGAAATGAGTCCACCGGAGTCCGTGAATTCACCCGTCACGGCATCGTACGTGACCACATTGGTCGCGAAATCTGCGACACGCATGTTTGGAATGAGCACGTTTGAATCGAATTTCAAATTTCCGGCGATTTCTATGTTTGATGTGACATCGAGACCTGTCGTCGCGTTTGTCAAAATGATCGTGTCCCCCGTTTGGTTATACGATTCAGTCACGTGATGAAGACCGTACGAAGGTTGAATGGTCGCTTCACCGAAGCCGAGCGTCAAAGCACCCATGTACGTGTTTCCGTTTATCACCAAAACATTGGAACCCACGTCGTCCACGTACAAATTCGAACCCACGCTCAATTCGTGGTCGGGTGCACTGTTCGCGATACCTACGTTACCGGAAGTCACTATACTGACCGTGTTATCAAATTCAACTGTGTTTGCGGTAACATTTCCATTGATGATAATTTGTTCAAATGTTGAGGCGATGTTTGTAAGGTATGCGCCATCACCAATGAATCGAGTGGCTGCGACGTTACCTACGACGTTGATCACGTGCGTTCCATCGTCATCCACATACAAATTCGAACCGACACTCAAATCATGTTCGGGTGCACTGTTTGCTATACCAACCGCTCCAGTCGTGACGATACTGATCGTGTTCTCAAATTCGACTGTGTTTGCGGTAACATTTCCATTGATGATAATTTGTTCAAATGTTGAGGCGATGTTTGTGAGGTATGCGCCATCCCCAATGAATCGGGTGGCTGCTATGTTACCCGCAACGTTGACCACGTGAGTTCCATCGTCATCCACGTACAAATTCGAACCGACACTCAAATCATGTTCGGGTGCGCTGTTTGCTATACCAACCGCTCCAGTCGTGACGATACTGGTTGCATTTTCGAATTCAACTGTGTTGGATGTGACATTTCCGTTGATGATAATCTGTTCAAAAGTAGATGCAATGTTTGTGAGGTATGCACCATCCCCAATGAATCGGGTGGCTGCGATGTTACCCGCAACGTTGACCACATGGGTTCCATCGTCATCCACATACAAATTCGAGCCCACGCTCAAATCGTGTTCGGGTGCACTGTTTGCTATACCAACTGCCCCAGTCGTGACTATACTGATTGCATTTTCGAATTCAACCGTGTTTGCGGTAACATTTCCGTTGATGATAATTTGTTCAAATGTTGAGGCGATGTTTGTGAGGTACGCACCATCCCCGATGAATCGAGTGGCTGCTATGTTACCCGCAACGTTGACCACGTGGGTTCCATCGTCATCCACGTACAAATTCGAGCCCACGCTCAAATCATGTTCGGGTGCACTGTTTGCTATACCAACCGCCCCAGTCGTGACGATACTGATTGCATTTTCGAATTCAACCGTGTTGGATGTGACATTTCCGTTGATGATAATCTGTTCAAATGTTGAGGCTATGTTTGTGAGATATGCACCATCTCCAATGAATCGAGTCGCCGCGATGTTACCTGTGACATTGACCACATGGGTTCCATCATCGTCCACGTAGAGATTGGAACCCACACTCAAATCGTGTTCGGGTGTGGTGTTCGAAATGCCAACCGCTCCAGTCGTGACTATACTGATTGCGTTTTCGAATTCAACTGTGTTTGCGGTAACATTTCCATTGATGATAATTTGTTCAAATGTTGAGGCGATGTTTGTGAGGTACGCACCATCCCCAATGAACCGCGTTGCGGCGATGTTACCCTCGACGTGTACCACGTTGGATCCCGTATCATCCATGTACAGATTAGAACCGATACTTAAATCATGTTCGGGTGCATTGTTTGAAATACCAACGTTACCATTTAAATATGCATTTTGTTGTATCGTAATAGTGTTTTGTACATCGACGTTACCCAATACATTCAACAAAAATATATTGCTGTCGGGTAACACGTGATCATCGGTCAATGTGTTTTGTGTGTAACCCATCGAAAATCTGTCTTCATCTCCGTGATGAATTAAGGCCACGTTGTGCCCGGGATGTTCCATGATGATGCCCGTGTCTAAATCGTGACTCGTGTTATTGTTCGCCAGACCTAAAATTCTATCTTCAATGATGACATTGTTTGAGGACACGACGTATGAATTGCCGGTCACGATGAGATTTCCAGTGATCTCGGTGTCCGTGGAAATAATAATACTTCCGTTATCTTTTCGAATGGACGAATCTTCGAGATAATTACCCACACCCACAATGGGTATGTAATTAGAGCTTAAACCCCCTATGGACACATTTTCAGAAACAGTCAAATTTCCCGTGATTTCGATGGAATTTGACACGGTGTTCCCTGTATTCACGACTTGTTCCAACGTTTGAAGCTTTGTCAACAAGTTTTCGGGTGCAATCTTCTTCATGTCGTTGTTGGTTTCATTGACATACACGTAGTTGGGAGATGAAGATATGGGTGCGTTTGGAATGTCGTTCGAACGGCCGACACCCGTCACAAACACGACACCGTTACTTTGGTGCACCTTAATACAAATACCCACGTTTTGAATTTGGTCACCCAAACCATATGGTTTCGAGTTCATGATATTACCCGCGCTCGCGTTGCTCACATAGACGGTTTGACCTTCTGTGAACCCAAGTGTATTAATACCAGTCACCTTACCATACGCAACAGCGACACCTTCTCCTCCGGGAGCCACATCTTCGTGGATGAGACCGATGGCCGGCATGGTTGAACTCGAATCAGATTTTGCGAGTGCCACGTTTGCGACATTATTATTGAATGAATCTACAATGTACACTACATTACCTTTATGAAGTGTATCACCTGTGGTGTTGTGTACTTTAATGAAGTTGTGTATATTGAAATCATTTACCCAATTCTCGCCATCGTATGTGAGAAGGTGATCCGTTTGTAGATTCGTGATGATTACATTTGACAATTGGTCGAGTTTGACTTCAACATTTGATGTTAAATCGGTTGTGAACGCAGTCGTTGGGTTGGTAAATTGGACCGTCTGTGTGGTCGCATTACCCTTATCCGATACGACTTGGAGGGTTACATTCGAAAGAATGCCGCCATCTCCATAATACGTATTTGCGTGCACGGTGTTAGACGCGACGTCTTCCGCGGTGAGCGTTTGGGACACACGGATGTTTCCGGTGACGTCTATGGCATCAGTGGACAAATCATCAATGACGACATTCGAACCAATGTCCAAAGCGTGTGACACGGACACATTCCCAGTGGCTACGATGACATCTTCAGCTAAATCATCAATGATGACATTCGAACCCACATCGAGTCCTCTAGAAACCGATACATTCCCAGTGGCTACGATGACATCTTCAGACAAATCATCTATGATGACATTCGAACCCACGTCGAGTCCTCTGGAAACCGATACATTCCCGGTGGCTACGATCACATCATCCGACAAATCATCAATGATAACATTCGAACCAATATCCAAAGCGTGAGACACGGACACATTCCCAGTGGCTACGATGACATCTTCAGCCAAATCGTCTATGACGACATTTGAACCAATGTCCAATGCATGGGATACAGAAACGTTCCCAGTGGCTACGATGACATCTTCAGCCAAATCGTCTATGACGACATTTGAACCAATGTCCAATGCATGGGATACAGAAACGTTCCCAGTGGCTACGATGACATCTTCAGCCAAATCGTCTATGACGACATTCGAACCAATGTCCAATGCGTGAGACACCGAAACGTTTCCAGTGGCTACGATGACATCTTCAGCTAAATCGTCGATGATAACATTCGAACCAATGTCCAAAGCGTGTGACACCGAAACGTTTCCAGTGGCTACGATGACATCTTCAGCTAAATCGTCGATGATAACATTTGAACCAATGTCCAAAGCGTGTGACACCGAAACGTTACCAGTAGCTACTATGACATCCTCAGCCAAGTCGTCAATCACGACATTTGAACCAATGGTTGATTTTCGAGTTGTGTGAGTGTTTCCAGTGGCTACAATCACATTCTCAGCTAAATCGTCGATGACGACATTCGAACCGATGTCCAATGCGTGAGACACCGATACATTCCCGGTGGCTACGATAACATCTTCGGACAAATCATCAATGACGACATTCGAACCAATGTCCAAAGCGTGGGACACAGAGACATTACCGGTGGCTACTATCACGTCTTCACTGAATTCATTTATCAACACGTTTGAACCCACGTGTATGTGTTCCGATGCATACATACCACCGGTGACAGACACGACATTTGATTGAAGTGTGTCGATGGAAACATTTGGACCCACTGTGAGTTTACGAGACGCGTGTATGTTTCCTTGAACATAAATTTTATCCGATGCGAGTGTGTCTATGGTCACATTTGAACCAATGGTTGATTTTCGAGTCGTGTGAGTGTTCCCAGTGGCTACGATGACATCTTCAGCTAAATCGTCGATCACAACATTGGAACCCACATCAAGTCCTCTAGAAATTGCGACATTCCCAGTGGCTACGATGACATCTTCAGCTAAATCGTCAATCACGATATTCGAACCGATATCGAGTGCGTGTGAGACGGACACATTCCCAGTGGCTACGATGACATCTTCCGATAGGTCATCAATGATAACATTCGAACCCACATCAAGTCCTCTAGAAATTGCGACATTCCCAGTGGCTACGATGACATCTTCAGCTAAATCGTCAATGATAACGTTTGAACCAATGTCTAAGGCATGGGACACCGAAACATTACCAGTAGCTACTATGACATCATCAGCCAAGTCGTCAATCACAACATTTGAACCAATGGTTGATTTTCGAGTTGTGTGAGTGTTTCCAGTGGCTACGATCACATTCTCAGCTAAATCGTCGATCACAACATTCGAGCCGACATCGAGTGCATGGGACACGTATACATTCCCTTCCGCAGAAATGACATCTTCAGCTAAATCGTCAATCACAACATTCGAACCGATATCGAGTGCGTGGGATACGGACACATTCCCAGTAGCTACTATGACATCTTCGGACAAATCATCAATGACGACATTTGAACCAATGTCCAAAGCGTGGGACACGGACACATTCCCAGTGGCTACGATGACATCCTCAGCCAAGTCGTCAATCACAACATTTGAACCAATGTCTAAGGCGTGGGACACCGAAACGTTCCCAGTAGCTACTATAACATCCTCAGCCAAGTCGTCAATCACAACATTTGAACCAATGGTTGATTTTCGAGTTGTGTGAGTGTTTCCAGTGGCTACGATGACATCTTCGGCGAGATCATCAATTACGACATTAGAGCCTACGTCTAGCCCTCTAGAAATCGCAACATTCCCCGTAGCCACGATGACATCTTCAGCGAGGTCATCAATCGCGACATTAGAACCAACATTTACTGCTCGAGAAGTGTACGTGTTACCTGTGACGTATATGACGTTATCCACATCATCATCTATCACGACATTTGATCCCACGGTAGCACGCGTCGATACATCGAGTGTGTTAGACACGTCAAGGTCACCATACACCTTCATTTGTATCAAATTAGATGTATCCGGTACCAAATCGAGTCCAGATGCATCACTTTGTGTGAAACCGACCATGAATTCATTTTCATGTCCACGGTAACCCAAACCTACATTTGTTCCAGGTTTTGTCATGATAACACCCATATCCGTCGTTCCAAGCGTGTTATTGTTCGCGAGTTCTATGATTGCGTCATCCATCACCACATTTTCTGTGCGAATAGAAGTCACTACACCCGTAACTTCTAAGTTTCCTGATACGCGCGCATCTCCAGTGACACGTAATTCACTTGTTTTCGTAGTACCAGTGACGTTTAAAATCGTATCACCCGTGTCGTCTACATATAAATTTGAACCCACATCTAAAGTGTGTGTGGGTGCGCTATTTGAAATACCAGTTTTAGTGGATTCGGTAATAAATGCGGTTTCTCCTCTAAAAATCATTGTATTCGACGTGACATTCCCGTTTATGGTTACGTCTTCTAAATCAAAGTTAAGTACGTCCGATGCCAAAACACCAGAGTCCATGATCTCTTTAGTCGACGTGTTATACGTCATCATCGTAACGTTTGTATCAAACAAATCGGGTTGTTCTCGGAGAGGTGTCATGTACACCGCCCCGGGTATGCTCGCATCTATTTGAGCATTACTCGCGTTGAATACAATTGTATTTTCCGCCTGGTCGTCCGTGCAGTTCTTACCAAACCTAATTTTGGTGGATCGCTCCACCGTCGGTAAGTTCTTAACCATTTAATATAGTATTGCATTTTAATTTGCATAAACAAGTCCTGCCATCCCGTTTTGTATGCGTAATATGTTGTAATTTACTGCATAAATCGGGTCACGGATTGGTGTATTTTCACTCACTATTTTTGCTGAATCGAGTCTACTGAAATTTAACGTACCTGTAGGTTGAAGAGAGCTCGTAGATAAGCAAAAACAATACAAAAAGAAATCTGGGGATGTAACGAAATTTGTGTGGTAATAATTCATGACATCTATGTAATGTGGTTTACCCCACCTATATTTACCAATATCTAATCCATTTATGTTTAATTTAACCTTGTTTGTAGTCGAAGTCAGTGCACCTTCCGTTGTTGTGTCCGAAGATGCGAGATACTTTACTGGGTGATTAAATGTGAGTTCTTGCGTCAATTCCCCGGATGGGATATTCTTTTGCACTTGCGTTATCAACATTTCGTGATTTCTGGATGCAAGGTTTCCTCGCTCTTCGTTGTCTAAATAATAATAGTTTGCATACATTTCTACGTTGTAGTTTCCTGCATCGGGTCCCCAGTGTATGCGCATTTCGACATCGTGATAATGTAAAGCTACGATTGGCAAAGCGCATTGAGGACCTTCGCAAAAAAAGAATCTAAATGGATAAAAATAAGAACGCGCGCTCACACCCGGGTGTGTACCGTTTGCGCTTTTAGATACGTTTTGTGCAAACGTATCGATGGCTATTTTTTCGGTAAAAATACCATCTTGTGCGTCAATGACGTGCCCTCCTATCAATATTTCAGCTTTTTCAACTATTCTGTCCCACCTTTGTGTGTCGAGCGCCTGTTTATTATCATCAAGTGTGAGATACACGTATCCCAATAAATCACCAGTTTTTTCAAATTTTACCGATGACATGGAATTACCTTTAACATTTCCTTGTATGGTCTGTTTTTCGACGGATTGCGAAAAATTCGAATGTCGTTTAAATGTCGATGAGAAGAATGATATCTCTGGATTACCCATGATGTGTTCATCTTGGGCACCAACTGCTATGAGTTGCACGATCCCCGTCGACATTTATAATATAACGAAAGGTAAAAAAATACACTTACCTAGCGCCCTGATTCAATAAAGGGCAAATTTTTGTTCTTACACACAAACTTGAAAATCAAAAAGTTATCAGTACTGCTCGTGATCGTATCACCATTTTCATCTCTAAGAGAGAACGTGAGTCTATCCACTTTTCTTATTGGGGTCATGTATTGCGTGTCAACGTCATAATCATCTCTAAATATTATTGGGTTAGAGCCAGCCTGAATGACGGTACCAAATCCTCTGTTAAGATTTGTCATAGACGACTGCCCTCCATAAACATTGGAAGTTCTTTGCGAATAATTTGTGTTCAACTCATCCACTGAAATGTGACAAACATTCGAACCCACTGCATCGATTCGAGCGGCAGAAAGTTTTGCTTGAACTATGTTTTCAAGTGGTTGTGTGAGATGAACTGTGAATGTATTTTTGCTATCTTGGCCGATCGTATCGACCGTGATAGTGTGATATTCAAAATCAAAATCAGGCAAAGCTGGACGAGTGATGTTTACCTTACTCATTTACAGTAAGCCTAGATTAAAGATCCGCCTATTCCACCGATAATCTTCGCGTCAGCGCTCTTCTTGACGAATTCTTGGTCGCCACAGATACCACCTGGAGTCAAAGACTTGGTGTAGTACGCAGATTCTGGGGATCCTGGGACACATTCAATCTTGTGTTCCAAGTCGAAAATGGAACCGGTCTCGGCGCCCTCGGTTTCAAGGTTAATAGGTCTGGGCTGGTAATAACTTCTGGATCGTGGAGACAGCGCCATCATCACAGACAACAAGCAGAACACGATTACAATCGCAGCGAGTGTGTTTCGGTTGGTGGCATTAAGGTTAAGCTTCATTTACTATGTACTAGATATTTTTTATGTAAAGTGCGTTAAAGAAATTGAATTAGTTTCAAAGTACAGAGTAATGGACGGAGAGATAGTACTTGACAGAAGTCAGGGAAATGTCATGAAACTCGATGATAACGAACAGGCTATCATGGACGAGATTGAAATCGAGGTTCCCCGCCCACGTTCTGCGAGGAGTATTCCAAAACCAACGGTTTACAAACCACCGAGTAGATCACCAATGGAGTCCGCTGTCCAGGAAGACATCGATGCGTTTGCTAACCCGACAAAACAGTCGGCGCCGCCACCATACCAAGAAGACCCCGTCGACTATGGTGAATATGAACAAGAAGAGGAACCACAAGAGTACATGCAAGGAGACTACACGATCCAACAAGAAGAGCGACCTTCTCCTGGATACAAGTCTATAGACGAAGAAAAGGCAGATTTGGTAAACAAATTGGGGCGTCTCGAGAAGCGCGGCTTCACAGTAAACAAGCGACTCAATGTGTATTCAAATGTAGATGATTTGCGTACAGAGGTTAAGAGAATTACATATAGTATAGACGTCGAAAAGTCTATCAAATTTAGTAGGCGTATGTTGATTGCATGCTGTACGGGGCTTGAATTTTTGAACAAAAAGTACAACCCATTTGAGATTCAACTCGATGGTTGGTCCGAGAATGTCATGGAAAATGTGGATGATTACGATGAAGTTTTCGAGGAGCTCTATGTGAAATATAGAACCAAGATGACGGTGGCTCCAGAAATCAAGCTCATCATGATGCTTGGTGGTTCTGCGATGATGTTCCACTTGACAAACAGTATGTTCAAGTCGGTCATGCCTAATATGAATGATATTCTCAAGCAAAACCCAGGACTCGTACAAAACATGGTTGATGCCGTGAAGAATACGACTCCACGTGGTGCAGTCGAACCACCATCTTCTTCCGGTGGTGACGGTGAACGTTATGAAATGAAGGGACCGGGTGTAGACATCTCTAGTTTGATGGGCAACATCATGATGCCCCCAGTTCCACCTATGTCTACTACACCCCCGGAACCAATTCCAAGCATTGACCCAGACGACGATGAAGACGCCATTTCTGACATAGTCGATGCTCCAGAGGGTGACGAAGATGAGAGTGATGTCAAAGAAGTCAAGGTGTCTACAACCACTAAGGGTAAACGCGGGCGTAAGAAGAAGTCCGTCGAAATAAATTTGTAAGTGTACAGTATAAATGATAGGGTACTGTCCCATCGAGGAAGAGCCGCCAGTGCGCGTTCCTCAGATGCGTGCTCCATCTCAGAGAGCCCCACCCAGGGGTTCTCGAATGGAAGACACGGAAACGAACTATGTGGTCTTGTTCTTTATCGCGGGTGTTCTTGCACTCGCCGCTATGGATTCTATTAAAAAGTAAACATCCTTTTACCATTCACACAGCACGCGAATGGTAAAAAGAGAAATTTAAGCGTTTTCGAGATCCTCGACCATTTCCCTGAGTTCATTGATGGATGAGACGGTGTATACCGTAATAATCTAATTTGGTGCTTTCTTCACTCTAATCACCTTTTTAGTTTCCGTTGCGACCTTTTATTTGAATCACACGGCATTCTGTAATTAGGCTACACTTTTATCAAACACTGCCCTCGCGCGAAGTCATCTGGTTCTTCTTCTTTCATCTTGGGCATCTTGAAGCCACCCTGTTTATACACGCGCAGACGTTTGTTATACATGGCGTGACACACCGACCACTGATCGAAGATGTCGTAAATGTTTGGGTTGTTCTTCTTTCCTTTTGTCTCACGCATGATTCTACCTATGGACTGAACGATATCTGATTTAGGTGTCGCGAGAATCACCGTATCGAGCGTCGGTATATCGAGTCCCTCGTGTGCCTGACTAAACGTTGCGAATATGATCTTTTTCTTACTAGATTCCGTGAGTTCCGATTCTTTCATGCCACCCATGTAGAGTCCGGACGTTTTTGGAAAACACTGTTGAAGCAT